CCTTAGCCATTAATTTGAAAGATTCAGAGGTATTTCGAAAGACATCTTTGCCGTATTGTTGACCGGAAAATTTCCTTCCATACTTGTCTGGGGGCGGTATAGAGCCAGGTATTCTTTCCTGAAGTTCAGGAGCGCCAAACGGTTGAGGCATTATTTCTTGTGGTGGCTTTGGTGGGCCTTGGTGAAGATCACCAAAACCGCCTGGGTTATACTGTTGGTCTTTTTGATGCTGCTTCGCAATCTTAAGAGCTTCTGGGTTTTTAGCGTAAAATTTACTCATGGCGTTAGCGTGGCTTGCAGAATGAGGTCCACCAGATGTCATTTTCCCCGTAAGCGGGTCTTTGTACATCAACGCAATTGAGGGTTCTGCGCCAGTGGGCCTTTCAGGAATTTTAAAGCCGCGCTGAGACAACACTTCTTCCAAAGACGGCCCTGACACTTGGCCTCTGCCTAACTGCCCAAATTGACCGCCACTTACACCAAAAAGAGGAGGCGCACTTGGATTCCGACCCATTCCTAAGCCTTGAGCTTGTCTTGTTTGGCCCCGTTGGCCTTGAAGAGCGCGAAACATTTGCTAGAAAATTCCCTCGAACTTAGTGCCGCGCAATGCTGCACCACCACCTCTAGACTTACCCGCGCCATAAGGCTTAGGTGCGCCTGGGTTAGCAACATCTTCTATCTTGGCATAGTCAACTGTGCCTTGATCTTTTACATTAAACTTATCCACAGATACCTTGGGATCTGGGAACGAAGTCTGGCGCTTAATACCACTCATGGTCTTCTCCTGTTCGTTACTTGAACTTCTTAGGTGATTTGGCTTTAGCCTTAGCTTTAGGGGCTGCTTTCTTTTTGGCCTTTGGAGCCTCTACAACTTCTGGTTCTTTTTCAGGAACCGGAGTTGCTTCTACTTCTTCAACTAGCTGGGTAATCTTCTCACTTGCTAATCGAAATTCTTCTTCACGTTTGTTGGCTGCTTTTTGAACCGCAGCACGTTTTTGTCTTACACTACTCATTTGTTTCTCCCAAAAAATGTGTCGGTCATATCCTTCATCGACTTGTTTGCCATGTCTGCCATTTTTAACTCACGTTGCTGATCCAAACGCTCTTTGGTTCGCTCGTCCTTCATACCAGCAATGTCTTCAGCAGAGTCTATTCTTTCTTCAGTCAATCGGCTTTGCTCTCTTAATCGCTCTCTATCAAGCGCAATACGCTGATCTGCATCTTTTGCCTTTCGATCATTGTCTTCTTCTTTGATATCCAGCTCTTTTCTTCGTAAATCAACTAAAGGATCATTAGGCTCTTGCTGTGCAAAGCTTGGCGCAATCTGCTCAATCAACTGAGCACAGATCTCAGCAACCTTACTTTCAATTAAATTTTGCATTTGCATCTGCATTTGCTGTAACTGAGGATTCATGGGGGGTGCCATTCCAGGTTGTGGTGGCATACCGCCCATACCACCCATAGGCATTTGCTGTACTTGCTGCATCTGTTGTTGCATCTGCATTACTTCAGGATCTTGCATAGCCATTTGCTGGGCCTTCATACCAATGTGGGCATAGATATGGCTTTGAATAATCGACTGAATCTGAGGATTCATTTGAGCCAAGGCTGTGCCATAAAGAGATAAATGCGAAGCAATATGAGCGTCATGGTTTTGTTCAGGGAAAGGCTGATAAGGCTGACCCGTAACGAACATGCCGTTCTCCTCCGCACAGCCAAGGGGGGCTGGAGGGGGTGGAGGAGGCGGCAATAACTGCTCAACTTGCTGAATCCCCATGGCTTCATACATACGCTTGTATGCTTCATAAATCCCCATGGGTCCATGAATCTCTGGTGCTGCCTGAACCATCTGCAACATTTCTTGAGCCATCATCACACGTTGGCTCATTGAGAAAATGTTTGGATCAGATACCGGAATAATATCTATACGATCGTCAAAGTCAGCTTGTTTAACCGACTGGTCACCATTAGCTGTCATGTATGGGTAAACTGGCGGCATATAAGTCTTAAAGACTTGAGCCAATAACCCAAACTCAATACGCTGTGAATAATGCAGTCGTTTATGAATTGCACTCATCACACGGCTACCGCGTTCCAGTAACGCAACAGTCGTACCCACAGGAGCGGCTTGATTACCATCTCCAATCTGCATATCGCCAATGGAGGCAAAACGCTGGCCTGATTCAACCAGCATTCCTAATAAATTCAATAATGTACCGCTTGGCTCTTTGAACGGAAGCGGCATCAAAGCATCACGCAATGACCCTCCTGGGGCATCCATATCTCTGAATTCACCAGGCTGGAGTGGCGTATCATTGTCCTTGATACGAATGCCACGGGCTTTAAATCCAGCAGGGAGATTTGATAAAGTTCCCGCGTCAATCAACTGTCTCAAGATGGAGGTGGCCCCTCGAGACAGACCGCCAATCATGTGGGTCAAGCCGAAGCCATAGAATCCCACGCCTGGTAAAAACTTGTAATGGACAAAATAATCCACGCGCTTACGCATTGGATCCATTGGATCATAGTTTCTGCGAATGGATAGAATAGAAGATTGTCTAGGAGAAAGCGTGACAATGTAAGGTAACTTAATACCCGTTAACTCTCCATTTCGATCAACGTCTTCATAGCCAGGTATATCCAACTCAATGTGCATCTCATAGATTTCACATTCATCGTTGTTGGCATACGAAGGCTTAACGCCTTGCAACTCATCTAATTCTTCTTGAATACCATCTTGGTTATTCAAGTTATCCGAAATATTCGACATTGAGGTTTTTCGATAAAACCCCGATTGCTGCATCTTCTTCACATCATTGATCGACATATCAATAACATGGGTAATTCGGTTTGCGCTTTCTAAACTAGATGCACCGTAAGACACTACTAGCTTTTCAGATGGAATAAATCGAGACACTGCTCGATTTAATGTCTGATCAAAGTGAACCTTCCTGAATGCACTTCCCGATAACGGGAGATAAAACAGTAGCTGGTCAGTCTCAGGGTCGTACTCTTTCATGACCTGAGTGATCTGATAGTTCATGTACTCCTGTACACGCGCTGCCTGTAAATCAGTGCCGGGGGTGGCGAAGCCAACAGTCTGCGCCCTAACCGGACCACCCGAAGGCAACATCTCTTTGTAAGCTTGTGCTTGAAACTGAGTTACTGATTCTGCAAGTAGAGGGTGAATTACACCAGAGGCACCCTCAAAAGGTTCAGAACGCTCCTCGAACTTCATGCCAAGGTATTCAAGACCTTCCCTGTATTGCTGCTCCCATTCTTTTCGGGAAGACTTGTCTGCTTGGAAGTCTCCCATAGCGTCATTGTAAATACGTCCTAACTCAGCATCATCGATGCTTTCTGCCAGGTTGGCGTAAAAGTCTTCTTGGGGATCCATCTGCTCCATAGGCGGCTCACCAATCAGCATGGTGCCGTCCTCAAGAGTCTCTATGTTTTCATCTTCAAGGCCGTCAAACATTGAGGTGATTTCTTCACCATCAAATCCAACTTCAAGTTCTTTCGTATTATCTTCAATATCCAGAACTTCTTTATCTATATCATCTACGCCGCGTTCAGTTGCCATGGCTTACTCTTTGTCTGCGTATAGGTTGTCAAATATTCTATTGACATCCAAAGTATAATCCAAGTCTGATTTGCTGTAATGAATATGCTGAGAAGGTTTAAAATCAGGAGCACCTTTCCCAGTTTCAAACCAGGCTGGATGAGTGACTCTAACACGATTATTTGGCAATGCCACAATATTTCCAGTCCACGGACCCGCGTCTAACAGTTCCATAACATGCGATTGTTTGTGCTGTGCAGGATCATCTGCGATTTCATTTTCCGCATAATCCACCGTAAACATGTACTTCGCAGGATAGAAATCACCATCAATCTTGGCAAGCCATGGACAGGGTGTGGCTCGATCTAATACATACACCGCATGGTTGTGTGAAGAACAATCCCACGGCTGGGCATCGTGTACGGCCATAGGTACAGGCCACTCTTCAAACGGGGTATCTCCGACCAAGGCAGTGATTGGCATACGCGCCCACATTGCTCCCCCATGGACGTTTTCCATTTCCTCGTCATCATCAGCTTCACAGCCAGTAAAGATTACTTGAAAGCTTAAACATCGCGTGGGCATCGTAGTCACAGCAATGACCATCGCGTGTAAAAACTCGCCATGGTATCTTTCGTGATTGACTGTGTATTCCCTTCTCACCCACGCCTTGAAATGCGGGATGTTGCTTTGGAGGTAAGACAATTATTTTATCCCCACTTGTTCTCCCATTTAGTTACAAGACCGCCATTCTTACGACCACGGACAGGTTGTAACTTGCTATCCATTATAGCGCCAGATTGCCTACGTTGACTTGCCTTACTAGTTAGCAAGCCACCGAGGCTTTTCTTATTATTAAATCCTTGAAGCGTCTTCGCTAAACGAGCGCGTTGGCCAGTAACTCCTTTCTTTTTAGCCGCAGCATTGAGCTTGGCCTTGGGAATAGTCTCACCCTTCTTCACGCCCAAAGTTTTTCTGAGTGATCCAGGTTTCTTAATCGCGTCTTTTATCCAGTTGCTATTAACTGCCATAGCCTAACCCCACTTAGACTCCCATTTAGTTCCCATGACTTTTTTATTACGAGAAGCTGTTTTCTTTTTGGTAATGGTTTTTGCGGCTTGGACCATTCCGCCCACAGCTTTCTTGACGGGCTTCTTGGACTTAGACTTGGTCTTGACTCGAGCAAAATAATCTAGGCCACTGCCAAGCACCCCTGAACTATATCTGGGATTAACACCGTATTCTTTGCCCTCGTAAGTAAAAGTCTTTTTTCCTTCAGACTCAGCTTTTCTAGCAACCTTTTCCATTTTTTTAAATTTTTCTTTGTGCTTACGGCCACGCTCTTTTGATGCTTTATCTATAGCAATTCCACCGCCAATAAGGCCAGTGCCTAATGCACCGCCCATTACACCAATAGCGCCTTTTGCAAGTGCTTCTTCTGTGCCTACTTTAAGACCACTAGAACCTCTTTTGCTTTTGCGCCTTTGCTCTCTAGTCGAAGAACCCAAATCCCTTCTAGAGGAAGAAGGTTTTTCTTTTTCCATTTTTTTTCTACGAGCAGCTTGAGCTTTTTTAAGCTCATCGTAGTAGGACTTGGCCTTTTTAACCGCTGCGCTTCCACCTTTTACTATTATACTCATAGAGGTTACCTCATCACCGCGCCCCAACCACGCTTCGCAACACCTGCGCTTTGTGGTGTGGACTTCTTGCTTGAACCTCGGCTCTCATCACGGCGAGACTTCATGCTCTGGGACTTGGTGCTTTCCTTGCCCCTACGCATACCCAAGGACTCGTCAAGTCGATCGTTAGCGCCTTGTTTAGCCACACCACCTTTGGAGTAACCTTTCTTGGCCATGCCACCAGCCTTCATACCGCGAGCCATCTTACCGCCCATCTTGCCACCCTTGGATGCCATCTTGGACTTCATCATGCCGCCCATGTTTTTCTTTTTAGGCTTGCGACGATCTTCTGCGTCTTCGATACGACCTTCAACCCGAGTAATCCTTCTCTTCAAACGCCTCTTTCTGCCTTCGTTTTCAGCAGCCTCAAGACGCTTCTTCATCCTAGCTAGTCTGCGCTCGCGGAAAGTCTTAGATTCTGTTTTAGCTCCAGTGCTTTTGCCAGATCCTTTTCCTGAACTTTTTCCTGAACTTTTACCAGATCCTTTGCCAGATTCTTTGAGTCCAGTTTTTTGTTTGGTGTCTTTAGTGGCTTCTTCATCTGCGCTTAAAAGCTGGTTTACTAAAACACCAGTACCAATTGCCGCTCCCCCACCAAGTACTTCACGCTTACGACCAGACTTAGCAACAGCAGCTCTTTGTTCTTTGGTAGCCATTTTCCCAGTCTTAGGGTCTTTTAAACCAAAACCCTTACCAAGATTCCTAGTAGTTGTTTCTGGAATTCTTTCTAAGCCCTGAGCTTTCTTCCCACCCGCTCGAGTAGCAACTCCTCGCTCCATTTCCTGTAGAGCTTTTAAAGCTTCTTTGCCTTTCTTGGTAAGAGCTTTACCGCCCTCTTTGATGAATAAACTTAATGACATGATCTAGTCTCCTAGTAATAAACGCGTTTTTGTCGGTACATTTCCTCTTCAGCCTCGTCAGAATAAAGAGATATGAAATTACCCTGTCTAAATCTTAATATAGCTTGTGTCATCGAGTCTACATAATCATCGTGCTCACCGAAAGGGAAAGAAGCGCACTCCTCAATGACCTCTTCAGCAAACATTCGATCAGGAGCCCAGACCATTCCAGCCTCAAATACAGGGCTGACTGCATGGACACGGCTCATCTTGTCATTACCCCTCGATGGCCGATAGTTAGTCACCGGCACACCCATGGTTCTTAATTCGTGGGTGAGAGGTGTTCCACTGGCTTGAGCCTCAATTAACACTACATCAGGCTCATACTCCTCA